GGAGGACACGGAGGACACGGAGGACATGGAGGACACGGAGGACACGGAGGACATGGAGGACACGGAGGACACAGAGGGTATCGAGGATGTGCAGGACAAGGTACAAGACAAGGTACAGGACAAGGTACAGGACAAGGTACAGGACAAGGTACAGGACAAGGCAGACTCCGACGACGGGATCCAAGCGACGCCTGTCACGGCCGAACGTCAGGGAATCTTTGCCAGCAAGTCGTATGTATGGAATGCCAGGATCGTGTTGACCACCGGTGATGATGCTGCTCTGATGGAAGAACTTGTCCACGCAGTCAACCATGTGATGGAGAAGGTAAAACGGGTAGAGGGGAAGAAATACCTCGCCATGGCTCTCAAGGCCAGGGACGAGTCCGGCAATTCTCAAGAGGTGACCCCTGAGCAGGTGACAATTTACAAGAAGCAGAGGAAGGTGTACGAGGAGTTCAAAAACACACCCATCCTCTAGATGGCCAAAGTAGCGTTTTTTCCATACTAATTATTTACGCCCCCCACATATTGTAATGACAAGTCCCGAACGCGCCATCATCGAAGTGACCATCCCATTGGATTACTTTGATGTAGACGATATGAATGACCTGGAGTGTTCAATATGTATGCACCCGTTCTGTAAAAACGATTGTCCCAGACACATGATCCAGCTGTCCTGCTGCCGACAGTACACATGCGCCGAGTGCCTGACGAAGAGCACGCGCCGGTGTAAATGCCAACAATCTTGTAAACAAATCATTGTCACCTGTCCATTCTGTCGCGATATGTGTCCAGTCAACTCCATCGCACTGTTCTGTGCACGTTCCAGCCTTTGCGCCACGTGCTTCGACCACACGTCCTCGTCCAGCGATGACGAGAGTACGAGACGATGACACTGATACAGACTGATACAGACTAATACACATCGTGCACGCCGTCAACACCCAGTGCAAACGTATACATAAACAGGAAGAAGATGATCATGACAACAGACGGAAGCTTATGATCCGCGTGAAAAATGACTACTTCACTGACCAACAGACCCAGCAACACAGCTTTCTGCAGACGGTACCTCTTTTCCTCGATCACACCCATCAACGCATACATCAAACCAGATGTCATCGCACCATACCCCAATGCCTTAATTACGTGATGACCCTGGAACCATGAGTCGGGGAGGTACCGTTCGTACATCATGGGTGTCAGCGCCGCGAGCAATGGAACCAACAGTTTGATGTGGTGATAGGGAGATGCACCGCTCGACAAAAGACCTTTCTGTCCTGCCATATAGTCCATGGTAGAAATTAGTTATGGAATGCCTGCAACTGTTTCTCGTACGATGCCAGTGCCTTATCAAACGTGGGAACAGGCCAGAACGTTTCATTCTTGATGTCTTTGATGGCACGTTTGGCGTCCCTCGCTGACATGTGGTGCTTGAACATCAAATAGGCAGCGACCACCGACGCAGATCGTTGCATTCCGGCTCGACAGTGGACAAGCACCGACTTTCCCCTCGACAAGACGGCATCAATGGCCCGTACAACGACAGGGAAATGACTCAGGATGATGCCGTTATTACTGGGATCGTCGTCTATCGGGACACGGTACTCCTCCACCCCTGGAGTACTTTTAAACGGAATGGTATTCGAACAATTGACAATCATGCCGATATTGTGCTGACGGAAGAACGATCTGTCCTGACTGTCACCCTCGGAGCCGATCCACAACCCAGGAATGATCTGTTTGGCGGGGTAATACTTGGGCATCGGTTAATATACGGCAGATATAATTAAACATTTAAACCGAAAGCTTGCGCAAATCCTGCTTCTTGGTCCAGATGTGTCCATCCACGGTACTCATGAACTCCTTGATGGCGTCCTTGGACTCGTATACAAGACGACATGGGCTGTTCTTCTTGACACGGCCTTGCATGACGCGCTGAAGGGCAGGAATGGCGAACCTCTCGTGCTTCGGGAACACGACCTTCACCGCACCACGCTTCTTCTTCGTGTTCTCGGTCGCAGGAACATCTTGCGTAATCATGCCACGTACATCAAAGTACCCACCGGCCCAATCCAAGTCGATATCAAGGTCCGTGTTCAGAGCCACGTTCTTGATATCCATCTCCGTCGCCTCATTGGTCATATACTCCAAAGTCGTCTTGGCCAGATCACGTTTCATCACACAATGCTCGGCAGCAAACCTGAGCAACGACATCATGTTGTCTCCCGTGAACAAAATGGTGCACTGATCAGGCTTCGACGGACGCTTGATGATGGTGATACGTGTCGGTCGGAACTTGATGGAAATCTGCTCGGCAATACGAGGATCCTGGGAAACCAAAGTGGCACGTGCCGTGTTGTTCTTGGTCGTCGTGATGGACAATTGCGCATCGATCAACCCGGCAAAATACTTGGCAGGAGGGACACTTTGGCACGGAGGAACGGGACACTGGCTCGTGCAGTCCGAGTCAGGACACGTGGAAGTATCGACGATCTGTGAGTTGGAGCTCTGCATGGCGGTTCCGGAGGGCTTGGAGGTCTTAGTGGTCTTGGTGGTCGTCTGCGGGGTCTGAGAGGGCTGCATGACTGATATCCTTGGGTATCGATTTGGCTCCTTTATGCCCAGGTATTTCTCCTCTTGCAGCTAGCTCCCTGGCTACAGTACCAGCGATTCGCTCCAAAGATTTCAAAGGCCATATGGATCAGGGCACCCACAATGAAACCTGTATATGCTGCACGCTGAGGTCCGTTTATGGGAACCAGGACATCCGAAACGCTCAATGCGATGGCCATGACAGCACCTACAATTAATGCCTCCACAAACACCATGGACATGTAGACAAACATAGAAGAAGGTATATTTTTATGTAATGTATTCATTCTCGAAATAATTGTCACAGGTGGAAGAGCGTATCGAAGTCGTTCAAATCCCAACTGTCCTCCGACTCGTTCAAAAAACAGTCCAACTCGTTCAAACAGTCCAACTCGTTCAAAAAACAGTCCAACTCGTTCAAACAGTCCAACTCGTCTACCAAACAGACGTGATGCTCAATCATCCCGACATCTGGAGTGTCCAGGACATCACTTCCGTTACGTTTCGGGCACTTCCTAGTGTACGAGCTGTACAATGCACAATCCTGAAAAAAAGTATGACACACGTCAACATTGCCCATAGCATGTTGTCCCCTCGTGATCAAACAACCGACCTGAGACGGATCCAAAAGATACACACGTCCACTCGAGCACTCTGACGGCAAAGGACGCAGGAACGCCTCACATTCATCCAACGTCCTCAGACCCAGTTTCAGAATATTCCAGACCAACTCGATCAAGAAATGGTCCGGAACATGTTTTCCCAATTTGCTGTTCCATGTAAGAACGTTCTGACAATCCTGACAATCCTGACAATCCTGACAATCCTGACAATCACCATAGACCCCGACGCGAACGTTGGAGATAATGCGAACATGACCGTCGGGGTAACGGACCATATTCGTCGCGAATTCACACGGACATACATCCATAAACGTCACACCACGGCCCTGCTTGGTGTATTCACCAAGCACATGGTCGACAGTCGAAGCTGAGAAAAGAGCTCGAAAATTTTGTGAAGGGGCGTTGAGCAACATGGGCCCCATCAACCGACCCTCGTACTTCAATCCGAGAATACAGATGCCCTCGACGTCAATGCAGCGGGTACATTCGTGCAGAAGGCGGCTGACCACGAAGGTCGCTGAAACTGGTTCGTTCTTTTCGCAATCGTGCGCGATCATAGCTTGAATGCTGTGCAAACAGACAGATGTAGACATGTTAAGCTTGATAGTAGAGTTGGGATTCAATCTGCTTCAAAAATGACTATATATGCATACATATGATCCCTATTAGGGCATACTATCCCTAGGGCATCTTGCGAATTGTACTGGAAAGAGTCTGACTGAATCTGACTGGCAACACATGTCAGGTACAAGACACATTCAGTTCCAGTGGTACCTGGAACCCCCCTGTGATCGCCTGTAAGAGTGCGGCCTTTCGATCTCTGTCCAAGTCAGTCCAGTGGTCGGGTACGTAAGTGTCGTCCTCGGTTTCATGGCCTCGAACAGCGAGCTGGTCTTCATCGTCCCGTTTGTCTGGTCAGTCGGACGCACAGGACGCACAGGACGCACAGGACGCACAGGACGTGAAGGCACCAGAGATGTCTGCATGCTCACTCGAGGCTTCATCGCGTTGAACAGCTGTGCAGTCGTCATGCCAGAACGACCCAAAGATCTGTCAAACATACTCTGGGGGTGGGAAGTACTCTGAGGGCGAATGGAAGATGGTCGGATAGATGGGGCTGATGGTCGGATAGATGGGGCTGATGGTCGGATAGATGGGGCTGATGGTCGGATAGATGGGGCTGATGGTCGGACAGAAACGCTTCCCTTGTCCTTCGGTACCACCAGTTCCCCGTCCATACCAAGGCGTACGGGACACCGAGCATGACATCGAACAGGTGTGAACTGGATGTTCTCCAGAATGCCTCCCTTCGCACTTGACGAGTCACATTCGACGCTCTGGGCCTGGACACAGCCCATGAACATCTCCAATGGCTTTCCGCGGCGTTCGGCATCTCTGTATACGTGCATGTTCACACCGCCTGAATTCAACTGTGCCAGGACCTGTTTCTGACGTTCTATCTTCTTCTGCTTTGCCTCAGTCATGTTTCCTGTGTTCTGGTGCTTGGGAGGGGTGGCAAAGTACCGGTAGACGGCCACCTTGTTCGCGGATCCTCTGTGGCCACAATACCGCAAAGCTCGCCCGATCGCCTGTTCGTCGTCTTCCATGGTCGGTAACGGACTCATGATGTGCACGGCCTGTAAATAGTGCATGTCCAGGCCCTCGTACCGTGTCCCGATGAATACCTTGATCAGATCACCACGCTGGTTGGCCGCAGACTTAAACGTATCCAACACCGACTTCAATTGCTGTGGTGTCGTGGATATCTCGTCCCCCCCAACCGTGATTTTACCAGCATGGTATGGGAAAAACCGTTTTGCTGGTGTCGTGAGTTTGGTATTGGGGTCCGCATACACGTATCCCTGTTTCGTGAGTGCAGCAATGCAAGCTTTGAGTGTCATCGGAGTCGATACGTACATATATTGACATCCCGAGATGCTATTGATGTTCTTGAACGCAGCATCCATCTTCGTGCTCAACACGTAGGTACTCCGACCTACTTGGACCTGTGTTCTTTTCGCCAACGCGTCGTCATTGTAAAACGATTTTACCTGAGTCATGGTCATGATACAGGAACGCTGCAAATCACGTTGAAAGAACAGTTTACTCTTCTGTGGATCGGTATTCAGCTCCTTGACCTGATTCCCAGTGTGCAACTGGTTAATATACGCATGGTAATACCCATCATCCATCGGGACGTACAGATTAACTGGTTTTCCACCAACAATTGACCCGTATTTGGAACGGTCACCGCGCACATCAGCGTACGAAACAAGACCTCGAATCAGACTCGGATTGGAGACGAATCCTTGTGGAGTAATATACGGCATACCGAATGGACGAACCAAACTGATCAAATTCATGACCTGGGACGCCGTCGACCCAGGAGTTGCCGTCAACAGGAAAGAGTACGAGTGACGCATATACGCTTCCTTCGGTAAGATGGATGCCAGTCTCGCCAATGCTTCCGTCTCACGTCCTTTCTGGTTCTTGGGCTTGAAGATGTTCTGTGCCTCGTCAACGATCAGTACGGAACCTGACTCCTCTTTCATCTGTTCCACAAACCCACCAGCGCCACCAAACCGCCAGAACGAGAGGATCTTGAACCGTTTCTCAATCACAGATGCACCCTGTGTGGTACACCATACTTTCATCGGAGACGGCTTGTTCTCAGCAGTCGTCCTCTTATACTCCGCATTGGTCCAGGGTAACGGCGGAAGGTCCATCCCTTTGAACACGACCTGTTTGGCAGCTTGTGGGAAAAACACCAGACAATTCTTTGCATACTCCGATGATGGATTGTTACTGATATTATCGTTCGTCGTCACGAAGAAGATCTTCTTCGTTGTATTCCAAAACGCTAACGCAATTCCCATGGCAGTCACCGTTTTTCCGCTCCCGGCATTGTGGTACACCAACAACCCACGTCGTTTCATCGGGGTCAGGGGTCCAGACGTCGCCATCATCTGCGCAGCCCGAATCACCAGCTCCTGGTGGGCACCCAACGCATCTGTCCCACACCCCACAGGATTGGCGAGTATGGGCGCGAGCACAGGCCCGATGATTCCTTTCCAACACGGATCAGTGAACGCATTATCCACACCAGCACACCGAGATGTGGCAACCACATTTGATCGTTGTCCTGTCGCCTTGTGCACGGTTGCATATTCCTGTGCCAACCGGTGGTGATAATTCGTGCGGCCACTGTTGCTGCCGCCACCATGACTTCGAACGTTGCTGCCACCATTATGACTCCGAACGTTGCTCTGATGATTCATCACACGGTGCTGCTGTGCGAGTGCTATGGAATTCAAGATCGTTGAATTTCCTCTATGCCGTTTTTTCAGTTCTTCCACATGGGCCTTGTAGGCATTCTCAGAGCCCTGAAATGCATACAGTCCAAGTACATCCGGGTGCATTTGAATTTCACTATTGGAGCCACTGTAATTCGACCCATCGTAATTCGACCCACTGTTGCCATTATTGTACCCGTTGCTGTTATTGTACCCGTTGCTGTTATTGTACCCGTTGCCAGATACTGTTCCACCACTGTAATAACTGGACTCGCTCTGGCCATTATTCATGTCCATGCCAGAGACACTTCTTTTACTCATACGTACTATACTGTAGATATTTTCTCCCGAGAGCTATATGGTCTTGGGACAAATCATTAAGGATATCAAGAGCTTTGTGTCCGGAAAAGATCTCGTCGTCTTTGCAATCGCCTTGGCCTTGTCCGCACAGTTTCAAATGACCGTGAAAACTGCCATCGACTCTCTCATCATGCCCTTCATCAGTAAACTTACGGGTGCGACCAATCTGTCAGCCCGAACTGTCCAGATCTCGCCGCCAACGTCCACGGCAGGCCCCATCACCATCAACTGGGGCAAGGCGGTCGAGTCCTTCATCATGTTCTGCATCACCCTCGTCGTTATGGTGGAAATAGCCAAGTATTTGACGGTCTACTTTGTCGAATCAACCACAGTTAAATTTTAGTAACGCAATGTGGCTCTACACAATGTGGCTCTACACAATGTGGCTCTATACAATGTAGTCCTCGTCGTCCAACTCAACGGGGACACATTGATCCAGGCCCATGTGTTGAATCGTAGGACGTTTCCGTTTGAAGAAAAACATGTGCCCCGACTCGCAACTGGACGATATTTTTGGACTCCCAGACACTCCGGCATTCGTCAGGTCGTTATCGGACTCGTCTTCCAGCAGTGATGTTTCCATATCGAATGCAGGCTCGTCGTCTGTCTCGTCATGGAACTCTTCTGGGAACTCCTCAAACATGTCACATCCCTCACACGGTTCCGGTGACGCCGATGGAGACTCGTCATATGGACCACTAGGAATACCCTCTGATGCATGGGGACGAGGAGGGCGTGGTATGGGGCATAGTGGCTGCAATGTGTGTGCCGTAATCGATGGTGGAGGCATACACAAAATCACAAAATAATAATAATAATTAGAACGTCTGGACGTTTTCACCAAACACAGAATCTTTATACATGTACAATGGTTGATTTTTGGGGTCCTTGAACCACGCATCCATTGACCGCGGGAGATACTTCACCTTGGGTTTACACACCGTCTGCTGGACAAAGCCATCGACAGCAATGAGAGTCATGCCCACCATGATCAGGACGATCGACAGCATTATAAAGAAAAGCAGAGAATGATTCTGAGCAGAGGACTTGTATGAAATGGACTCGATGGACACGATGCTAGCCACACCCCAGACAGGTGCGTTGATGTCCCATCAACCCTGTAGCACCAGAAATCTTTCGTCTTTGAAACCGTTTCTGACACGAGCGCTCGCTTGTGTTTTTTTCCAGACAACCCAGACACAGAGCTGTACGTGGTCACCTGGAGCGCACAGGATGTGTCCCAGAACAAGAACAAGAACGACAACGCCAGTCCAGCCGATCCAAACGAGGCGTCAAAAGATGATGATGCCGTATGCGAGATCCATGCATTCGGTAAAACGGCAACAGGACAAAGTGTTGTGGTCCGTATCAAGTACTGTCCATATTTCTATGTCAACATGTCTGGTGTTTCCATACATGAACAAGAACTGTTCATCGTCGAACAACAGTACAAAGTGAAATCGGGAAAGGCCAACCAACACAGTCGTCCCGTCAACAAATACGATGCATGGGGGTACAACCAACACCCAGAACACTTTGTCCAACTCGCCTACGATTCCATGGCCTCCATGCGCGCAGCCAAACGACGACTCGCTGCCGCACGAATGCACATTTATGAGGGCAATGTCGACCCCATCATCCGTCTCTGTCATATCAGGGACATTGCACCAACAGGATGGATACGTGTTGACAAGTACACACATGCCGTCTCACGTATGTATACCCGCTGTGATCTCGAGCTCATCACCAGCTTCGAACACATCGGACCAACACCCACGACGACAATCCCACCCCTCGTCCTGTGCAGCTGGGATATCGAAGTGTATTCACACGATGGGTCCTTTCCGTCACCAGATGTCCCAGAAAACAGTATCATCCAAATTGCATGTGCATTCAAACGTCTCAATGAAGATGATGTGTACAGACATGTCGTCGTCTGTCTCGGGGATACAGCCGATATCGACACGGGGGAAATCATCTGTGTTCACGATGAAGCAGACGTCCTCACCGAATTCATTGCCATCCTCAATGATGAACGCGTCGACATACTCACCGGATGGAATACCTGGCAATTCGATTGGAAATACGTATCCGGACGACAAAGTATGCTCACAGATGATGAGGGCAAGGAATTGGTTGATCTCACGCAATTGGGACGAGGCGGTCCGAAGGCAGGGACAGTCAAAAGCTGGGAACTCAACAGTGGCGCATACGGAAATAACAACTACCTCCTCATCATGGCCCCAGGAATCGTCGATATGGATATGATGCAAGTGGTCAAACGAGACCATAAACTTGACTCGTATAGTCTCAACGCCGTCGCATCAAGGTTCCTCGGGGAAACCAAACTCGACCTCCCGGCGCATCAGATCTTTGCCAAGTACAGACAGGGACCGTCCGAACGAGCGGAGATCGCGCAGTATGCCGTCCAAGATGTCTGTCTCCCAGTCAAACTGTTCTCCAAGCTGTGTCTCTTCGATAACCTGGCCCAAATGTCCGTGGCCACATGTGTCCCGCTCGAGTACCTCCTCACCCGCGGACAACAAATCAAAGTCTTCTCCCTCATCCTCAAACAGGCCCGACAGATGAATTTCCTGTTACCCGATGACAAACGGATCACCATTGACGGCAAGTACGAAGGTGCCACTGTTCTAGACGCACAGAAAGGAGCGTACTTTGACGTGATTAGTGGACTCGATTTCGCAAGTCTCTATCCGACCATCATTCGGAGCTATAACCTGTGCTACAGCTCGCTCGTCCTTCCCTCACAGACCGTCCCTGATGATGTGGAAGTGTACACGGTCGAAACAGGACTGGGAACGTATACCTTTGTCCAGCACCGTAAAGGGATCGTCCCCACCCTTCTCGAGAACTTGGCCACGTGGAGAAGCAATGCCAAGAAGAAAATGGCCGAGTGCAAAAAACAAGGGGACTTGTTTGGAGCAAGCGTATGGAATGGTGCCCAACTGGCGTTCAAAGTTTCGGCAAATTCCGTCTACGGCTTCCTGGGAGCAAGCAAAGGGTTCCTGCCGTGTGTCCCCATCGCAGCCAGTGTCACTGCAACAGGACGTCTCATGATCGAAAAGACCAAACGTATGGCACTCGAACTCGTCCCAGGAAGTGATGTGGTGTACGGAGATACAGACAGTGTGATGGTCAAATTCAATGTGCCCCCAGAGCATCAACACGATATGGCAACGCATTTCAAAATGGCACAGGAAGTCGCGAAAACCATCTCCGATTCCTTTCCCGGATGCATCGAGCTCGAATTCGAGAAATGCTACTACCCGTATCTCCTCTACAGCAAAAAACGGTACGCAGGACTGATGTATACACGTCCAGAGACACCAGACTATATCGACGTCAAGGGACTGCAATTGGTCCGTCGAGACAATGCCAAGATCGTGAAACAGGTAAGCCAAGCCATCCTCGATACAGTGATGCACGAAAAGTCGGCTGATGGAGCCATTCACGTCGCGCAGACCAAGATCCTCAGCATGCTCCGGGGCGAGCAACCCATCGACCAGTTCGTGGTGAGCAAGAGTCTACGCGGAACATACGCCAATCCCAAATCCCAACCACATGTCCAGGTGGCCCAGAAAATACGTGATCGCACAGGGGAAGTTCTCGAACCAGGAAGTCGTGTACCATACGTATTCGTTGTGGACGATCACATCGATCAAAACATCTCGTGCCGTGCAGAAGATCCGACATATGCACAGGAACACGGGCTCGAACTCGATTTCCTCTACTACCTCAACAACCAGGTCATGTCCCCGGTGACGGCCATGCTCGATGTCCTCGTCGACAACCCTGCAGCCGTGATCCTCGATCATCCCGACATCTCCAGGATTCTGACCGAGATGCAAGCCACACGTGCCAGCCTCCTAAAGACAGTGAAACGGGTCAAAACCAATGCTAAGAACAAACAAATGGAAATCACCAAGTTCTTCCAGTGAGAATAAATGAGATGCAGTGAGTTCATACGGTCATACATTTTTCTGCAATACACACTATATGGCAACCCAACTGGCTCTGAAGAAGTTCGATTTTGCCAAGACAGGGGATAATCGCGTGTTTCTTGTGCTGGGGAAACGGTCGACAGGAAAAAGTCAAATCGTTGCCGATATCCTGTACCATAAACGACACGTACCAATGGGAGTTCTCATGAGCAGCACAGAAGAAGCGACCGGGTTCTTCAAAGGCGTGACCGGCGTGCCAGATGCCTATGTGTACGGGGATTGGCAACCAGATGTGGTGGACTCCATCATCGCTCGACAACGACGCTTATCCAAAGAAGGACGGATGAAGAACTGTTTCATAGTGCTGGATGACCTTGCCTTCAATAAATCCCTGTTCAATTCCCCGCAAATGAGGGAGCTCATGTTTAACGGTCGTCACTACGGGATTCTCCTGATTATTACGGCCCAGTTCCTCGGAGATCTGCCCACATACTTCCGGTCAAACGTTGATTATGTAGTCACATGTCGAACGCCAGGAGTCCAAGACCGTGATCGGCTCTATAAAAACTTCTTCGGGTGCGTGCCGACGTTTCACATGTTCCAATCCATCATGCAGTCCACCACCGAAGATTTTCATGTCCTCTGTATGGATAATACGGTCCAATCAAATACACTCGAAGACTGTATTTTCTGGTATAAAGCTCCATTACGATCGGCATCACGCAACAATTTCCGGGTGGGGTGTCAAGCGTACCACCGTTTTGCTCAACAACGTACGAGGAAAGACGGAACCGAGGTCTCGCCCACACTGACCAATGGAAAGAAACCACCCGTCATTGTCAAGCGGCTGGGGCATTGAGAAATCTTCTATGCAATGATATATGACATCAGCGGCGCTCATGGCCGGGCTAATGCCTCAAGTTACGAGTAGTCTTGTATACGTTGGAAGACAATTCGTCAAAACTGTGGTGGGGGACGCATTCTATCAAGAGTGCACGACAGATACCCATATCCGAGCGCTCCTCAATTTCTGTACACAGGATGTCGAGCAAACAAAACAACTGATGGAACGGATCAAAATCGTCAATCATAAAAATGCACAGAAGGGGACAGCACAGTTCGTACGGCGTGAAATGCAATTGATCAATACACACATTCAGAGGATCAATGTCGCCCTGTCCAACGTTACGTCGGCCACACTGAACCAACTCGAAGAACTCGACCATCTTCGAACCAACGTCGTCCTCGCATTCGAGAGATCGAACTATGCCGCCGTGGACAGGGCCCTCACCGACATGCTCCGGGTGATCCAACTCACGATGGACCATACACCGAAACCCAGAATGAATACACGCCAACTGGCAGCATGGGCTTCGGTCAAGATCCTGCAGGTGCACTTCGCCTTGCTGTCCATGAACCTGAAAGATCACACCACCACCACCGTGCCTCAAATGGCTGGGTTCCTCCGGGGATTCGGAATGAGCAGTTCGATGGTCCAACGTCTCATACCTGTTCTTTCAACGGGACTGATTGGAGCAGGCACACGTAAACCATATGCAGTCACATCCCTATATACAGAGCACCCCTGGGATGCCCTTGTGTCCTGGGTATCACTGGGAGCAGGGTACACGGCCGGCCTGTCATCCTCTGCAGCTACCAAATTTGCCATGGCCTCTTCATTGATGGCACCATTACGCTTTGGGACTGGGGTGTTTATGATTCTCATGTTTTACCTGTTGGCAGTCAGTCTCCGTAAGAAGCAAATTTCAAGCAACACCGGGTACCTCATGGGCCAGGGCGTCACGATCGTCCAACGTGCACTCGTCGCCTCACACACAAGCATTCAGTCAGTCTACGCGCGTGCTACACAACATGTAATACAGCATGATATGCACGGGTATACAAGACATACATCGCTCGGACCTTTGCACAGAAAAGAACTGGAGCGAACGTATAGCGCTGGGAGTGTCGGATCACACGGATCACATGGATCACACGGATCAGCCCACGACTCGGCATATTCGATGGAGCTTCGTCCCAGGAGTTACCAGAAATATTGATATGGATCGTTTATCTCAAACCCTATACACACGACATGTGACTTGCATGTGCGCGTGTATACAGTGAACTAACGATATGAACTAACTAACTAACTAACGACACGATTTTCCGAGTCCTTGGGTTTTTCCCATCGTTCGTGTGGCAGGGTCAACTCCACACCAATCCCCGCGTGCCTGGTATCCCACACTTCCTGGAGTCTCCCCCGGGTAGCCGTACCATGCAAACGGTCTCCACCCCTCCTTGGACTGTTTCCAGATAATCAGGACTGCAATCGCTGCAATGAGAATGAGTGTCGTCGTATTCTGATACATATAGGATCTCGTAGAAATTAACGGCGAATGTAGAAAACAAGCAACAGAATGACGGCCAGAATGAATAGCTGACTGTCCACCACATCCCGGACCAGACGCCAGAAGATGTCGATTTTCACACTGACGGGCAACGTTCCCCAATCCATCTCCAACCCTGTCGGATGTCGCTGCGCACATGCAGGGCACGTAGTTCCAGCCGAACACCGTGCCATATCCCGCGGGCCACGTCCAGCACCCACACACAGCCCGGCACCAGGGACACATCCATGGCTATCAAAGTCATGAGCATAGCCATCTTCGGTATCTTCGGTATCTTCAGTATCGGGCATGGGGTTGCTATTGTGGATCGTCGACGCCATCTTCTTGTGACGCGCTGCTTGAATTTTACCCACATGTCCGCGAAGAATGGGAGGCTCCTGAGAAGCCAGGGATACGACACCAAAAGCATCTTGGATGCTTGCGTATTCTGACATGCAAAAGGATATACAAAAATTTCAATCACTTCCTGTTCCAGCAGTCGGATTCTGAGTCCCTGTCGGAGTCTGAGTCCCTGTCGGAGTCTGAGTCCACCCGACGGGGTACCCCATCATCCAGTCGACAAAGGATGGATTAGGTGCCCCATTTCGAGGCCCAGTCGTGTTCCGTTCAAACCGAAGCATCGTTGGAAGATCATTCTTGGTGCGTGCCGTCAATACATTCGACCCGAACACCAACGTCCGCGGCGTGGCGAGAAAGTCCACGGGTTTGGGAGCAGTCAGTCGCGGTAAGACGTTTTTTGATGCCTTGTCCACCGAATACAGGTCTGGATCCAATACGTATCCACGTGGACGACACAAACCAAGATCGTTGACAGGTGCTCGGATGTACTGGATGCCATCGTCCGCAGTACACAGACCATGGTGTGACGAGGAAGGCTGGGGGTGACAGGTCACAGGCGCGGCGTAAACCCATGATGTCTGCTGTACAAGAGATGAATACGGTACCTTCAAACCTGTAAATAGAGCAAGGAACGCCATTCGAGCAGCACATGGGACCAGTGTGTTCCCGAGTACGAAAAGACGGTCGCTCAATACGGTCCCCCCCGACCTGGGAACGCACCGGTCGACAGGCTCAGTTCCATTCCAGTCGTACAAGTGTTTCTGTGTTTCTTTCAATGTGATGGTACATGCACCGGGCTTGATATCGTTCCTTACCGCAAGACCCCACCATCGATGACGTCTGTGAGGAGCTCCCACGTCGCTGGCTCGGAGGGTCGTCCATACCACGTTGTACCCCAGATCTCGGATGTTTTCTACAATGGACGGAAATTCGGTAAAGTTGACAATGGCTGCCACGTTCTCGAGTAGAACGAACTTCGGCTCACACTCCTGTACCAAACGAGTGAGTTCCGTTACCAGTCCAGACCCCTCGTTTTCAACACCTCTCTGATGCCCAACCGAACTGAAGCCGGTGCAAGGAAATCCCGCTACAATCATATCGTATTCGTGCTTGTCGCTGTGTAAATCGCGAATATCTGTTTGGATGGGGACATCCGGAAGCGATACCCCCTGGCATGCATGTTGCATCCGGTACCGCAAAATCGCCTGTGATCGTGGGTCAATGTCACAGAACCGTGTGGTCTCAAACCCTTCAAACGCGTCGAGCGCAAGTGTGAATCCCCCGATGCCAGAGAACAGATCGAGGATCTTCATTACGCTCTACATGAAAATTGTTGCACGGATCAAACGCGCTGAGATGGACCGATTATTATCTCTCTTTCGTCAATAGAATGCCTCTCACAGTGGACGATGCAAGACACATAATTTCACAGAAGGCAAGTGTGAATCATGGAACGTATAAACAGATATACATCAAGCTCGAAGGCATCATCTCTCGTCGGGCGTCACGGGGTGATACGTCCTTGGAATATGTTGTTCCCCCGTTTGTGCCCGGACGACCCATGTATAACATCGACCATGCTGTACGGTACTGTAAGGAGAAACTACAGCACAATGGATTTGATGTGAACATCGGGGATGTGAAGGACGTCCTCCTCATAAATTGGAAGATTCCGTCAAAAAAGCGACCGCCTACCCCATTACCACCACCACCACCCAACCATCATATACCCCAACCGAAGCCCGCCCAATCGTCAGATCCCAATCTCTTGTTCGTGAGTACAGGACGGACAGGAGGGACAGGAGGGACAGGAGGGACAGGAGGGACAGGAGGGACAGGAGGGACAGGAGGGACAGGAGGGACAGGGGTACAGAAATCAAAGGTGAGCGCCACACTGAGCCATTTAAAGCAGAAATTGGGTATCGAATGATGCGGTTGTTTGCGTCAGATATTTTGATCCTGGCTGTATGAACCCCAACATTGTGGAAGCCAAACGGGAGTATACACGTCAACTTGCAGATATTCTGACGCCATATGTATTCTCAACCATTGCACGTATATTTGAAGCCAACAGATCGAGGTTTCGAGAGATGTTGCGGGAAGTGCCCAATTGGAATGCAGGGATGATCGCCGATAAAACCCAAGAAATTACCATGAAACACCGTCAATTGCAGAATTTGATTACTGCAGCATGTGTCTCGTACACCAAGATGTTGGGATCGATCCGTCTCAACCAATCGGCACACTCGAATGTCCGTGTGACGATTCCAGAAGTGCCTCCCTTCATCCATGCCGTGTACATCTACGTCGCGAAAGAATTCTTTTACGAGCCAGCCACCCTCTTGAAGGCAGGCCGCAGAGTCAAACATGATCTGGTGGAGGACGCCGTCGAGCAAGCTGTTCGTGAGCTTGTGCCCATTGATCAACTGTTGGATGCGTACTTGTCCCCGGCAGTGGATACGCAAGGAATCGATCCAATCGCAGCAGCCTTCGACAAGGAGGAGGAACCGTCCAACTTGCCCAACTTGCCCAACTTGCCCAACGTGTCTTCCGAGTTCACACATCACCAACCGTTTTCCAGGCCCGCAGAACCATTCAATTCCTTCAATGAGAACATTCCTCAGAACGACCTGCTGCACATTCCAACGACCAACAGGAGAGGACTCGAGCAGGCAGGACTGGGAGGACTCGAGCAGGCAGGACTGGCAGGACTGGGAGGACTCGAGCAGGCAGGACAGGCAGGACTAGAAGGACTCGGGCAGTTCCATCAGCAAATGAACCAAGGGAACCAAGGGATCCCAAACCATCCACAGATGGATTTGCCTCAGGTATTCCCAGATGCGCTGGACAATTACATGGCCCATAACGACACAATCCATGACGACATAACTCACACAGGGAATACTACTACTCACACAGCCGACACCAGAGCCAGCTACGGAGATGAAATGCAGATCCTGCCCCCACCCACGCAACCACATACAGGACCAGATCATGCACCCAAACCCATGTTCTTCGATGATTTGGAATTCAAGTGATGTGACACATGCCTCGTTCGTTTCAGTAAATATATATGGGCTTTATAATACATGATCGATTTCACGAATCCAACCACCGTAGCCATCACAACCGCCTTCCTCGTGGCCCTCCTCTCTTGGGGGTACGCCAAATTCATCCTCAAAGACACTGACGCCGACAAAATCCTAGCAAAGACCGTGCTCAGTGGTCTCGTCGCAGTCGCCATCATCCTTGTCCTGTCCCATAATCAGTCGGCTTCACACTCGTTACGGTCCGAGCCATTCTTTGCTTCTGTCTTATGAACTCGGAAATCTAGATGTTCTTTTTTGTAAAACATGTCCAATGTCGACACATACTCGAATCGATGATATAACTCATCTGGGTCGTCCGACGGGAACATGTGAGATGCACACCGTAACGTGTTCCCGCGGTACTTGTTCACACGTCCAAGGATATTGACGGGATCAGTTTCACCGTCGTACTCCTGACGAGGTACGGCCATGGCGTACACATACATCGAACGAGCAGGTTTGGGGAATGTAGTGTCCAAATAGTCACCCGGGTACAACACAATGCGACGTTTCGTGAACAGATGTACCAACCGGATCTCGACGCGACCAGTGTCACCCATCCCCAGTTGTCGTGCACAGTGTTCCCAACCGTGCCCATCCATGACTTCACGGTCCCATTTCACACGTTTCAAGATGTCATTCGTGTCGTCAATCACAACGACACGAGTCACACGTGGATACCTCGGGTTCACATACCCGAACTTCTGTTTGATATATTCCCAACATGTCACCACCAACGGGCGAATGGTCGCCGAGTACGTCGCCCAGTAGGTCATGATAGACTCCATGGCTGGCTCTGTCGCCACGAGTCTTTATACCTCCTCAGATCTTCGCCACCACCACCTCAGACCAGGACCCTAGACCCATCGCCACTCGAGCTGACCATTCTTTGGCTTGCCGAAAAACCGTTCGCTCGTATAATGCTCCAGATCCAACAGGTAGCCGCCCCCTTTCTTGCTGTTCCTGCTGCAGCAACCTCCACAATCGTCATTACCACACGTGTCAACAGCCTCGACAATCATGGTCTTTCCAGACGACGGATTACGAATCTCAATCTTCTTGCCCTTGACGTTCTTGTTCCACCACGCAGTTGCCTGCTTCTTTGATCCGCCCTGGTTGTGATCATCGTAAAAGGCCACAATATTGCGATTTTTCACCTCGTCGAACGATAAGCGCCCATTCACACCTGCAAACGTTCCCGCCCATTTACAGCCGTTATACTTGTCACACTCTTCTGTGGGAGCTTTAGGGTCGTAATTCTTCTCCCCTGGGCAACATGGGGGGTAACTATTGTAATGCGTCGCCACCCCCTTCTTCCACTCACCCGTTCCTACTTCTGTGGATTCGGATATTGATGCTTGCTCGTTCAACTCGTCCGTGCGTGCTGCCATCACCAACAGGTTCTCCGAGTCTGACTGCGGGCTCTCCGGGTTCTCTGGGCTCTCCGAGTCCTTCTTCCCCTTCTTCTTCTTCTTCTCCTTCTTCTTCTCCTTCTTCCCCTTCTTCTCCTTCTTCCCCTTCTTCCCCTTCTTCCCCTTCTTAACCTTCTTCCCCTTCTTAACCTTCAGAACACCGGATGCACCAGTCGAGCCATCCTTGCCCTGGCCAGGTTCCCTGCAAATCCTCCGTTTCTTGTCCCAAATCAAGCCTGGTCCACACTGGGAATGCTTCTTGCATTTTTTCAGCGCCGAGTCCCACCACATACCCGCTGTACACTGTGTCCCATCTGTCGGCGACGGATCCCTCCCACCCGACTGCTTCGGGCGTTGACACATCTTTTTGCCCAACACGTCGCCGTGCTCCTGCAAATTGCAACCGGTGCTCGTGTAGCCGGCAGGACACGCCCAACCTGCTCCCGTGTCCTCATAGGATGTGAACTCGTACATGCTCTCGTCGCCTGGTTGACACACAGTCTTCTGTGCAGTACTAGGAGGAGCAGTCATGGGTATAGGGGTGAAGGGTGATGCAGGAATCACAGGGTACATTGGTGACAGTCCCGGGTAGTATGCCATCTGATATATGTCATATTATAATATTCTAGAACGTATGCTTAGTGAGTGTACCATTTCGTCCCTTCGTCTTATGGCATTCTTGATCCTCGGAGTATTCTCTCTCTATGGAGTCGCAGCCCTTTTCTCAAATACCATATGTACGAACCGGTCCCCCAGTGATAAGAAACGCTGTGTGGTCCGCGCATGGGGAATCACAGTCCTGGTGCTCGGTGTCGTCGTTGGTGCGACCACACTGTACAACATGAACAAAGATAGACAAATGATCAACGGACAAGGCGACTTTTCCTATGATCCTACTACGCGATCCTACTAGCCATCTCAATAGCTTGCATCAACTGTCTCTTATACTGACGCTTCCAGAACGCAACACCTTGTCTCGGCTGTGGATTCTTCGTTCGCTCGGAGACACGGTTATGGAAGTCAACCGTCCATGAAAACAATGCATCACGAGACGAGAACGTCTTCTTCCGATCCAGACCCGCCATTTCTGTTCTATAATGCATCGCACAACTCGCACACGGAAGAACCTGCACCAACCCATCAAAAAATGCCATGGTCTTTTCCTTGTCCAACTGGGTCGGCTTTGACGGGTACATCAACGCCTGCATATGAATCAAAAACCATAACGGAGGACCCCAAACAGACGGGTCAATTCCACCTGAACCACAATCTGTGCACCGTTTCATCGCATTACTCGTCACACCAGTCTGTTGCTGTGGCTGCTTTTTCTGGATACCCTCTATCCAGGCCCGAATGTTCGATGAGGTGGGAATCCCATTCCATGGCATCTTATAGATTTGACCATGGCGGTCCTGGTACACGACCTCGGGAAACCCAGTGACGTGCAACCGGTCAACCACGTCAGGGTGCTCCTCGACATTAACCTCCTTAAAACGGACCCTTTTCAACTGTTTCAACTGCTTCAAGTGCGGTTTTGTCTCCTCACACGCAGGACACCCGGGCTTGACCACGGCCATCACCTGGCTCTGAATGAATGCGCTCGGCATATACCATATAACAGACTTTTTACTTAGCCACTCATCAAAGACATCATTCCCAACAAGGGCAGGTACGGAAGGATACTGATCAGTAAAAGGGTTACCCCCAGACCCAACTTGACCTTGTTCCTGCTTCCATCCCGACGCGTTGACGACATCACCAGTACCGAACCCAGCAACGACATCAAGCCGAATAACGCATGAGCACCCAGACTGCCCAGGGAAGCTCCGAATCCAAAACGGATATTGTTCTTCAAGGTCATATGGGTGGTACAGAAAATTAACTAGATGCAGCAAACACCATCATGTACGGGATAAATGCAGCAAACCAACACCATAACGCACCAGTAGCACGCTTTCCACGGTATTTATGGAAACTCAGACCGAACGATAAGATCACCAACACAGCATGGAATGTTCCTACATCACCTGCCATGCCGTATACAGATAACAACACCAAGACCAACAGGAACAGACCGTACACCACCATGTTCCCGTCCATATTGTTCCATTTCCAGTGCAAATACGGTGCAGAGGTCGATGAAACTGTTGTGCATGTTACTGACTTTAATGCCTTCAATACATAGATACCTGCCATAACTGTGTACATCGCGACAACCATGTGCACAATGGGAGGTAGGGACACGCCACTGCCCAGCAAGGCAGCATAGAACACCAATGGCTCCAAATGGTTGATCAGAATTCCAGCTCGGGTTGCAACGGTATTCCGGGCATTACACACCGGGTTCTTGAATAAAATGTAGTCCACCATCTGCATTTGGATCGTTGCCGTATAAAACAGGCCCAATGCAACCATCCCGGACCGTGTGAGTGCCAATGATCCCAACATCCCTATTATATACGTGACCAGACTGATTTGTTCATTGTAACACATATGGAATTAGCTAACATTACATCACATTATTATACAGATGGCGACGGCGACGCTGCATCAACAGGATCACAACGACCATTACACATACCACAATCACACATACCACGCTGCCTATCAGGATGAGGTACAGCCTTTTTTTCCCCTGGAATGGAGCCGGCTTCTGTTGCTGCTGTTGGATGGACCCCGACCCCGACAGTATGGACAGTTTGGACAGGTCCGAGCGGGGTTGGATCAACTTCATGTCTCCGGCACGCGCGACCACTTTACGTACTTCGTCTGGTTTGGCATCCACACTCATCTTGTGCAACCGTTTCTGAGCAACAGTTATCTCCTTCTGCTTGCTCCTGTTCTTCTTCAGTTGCTTTAGCTTTGCCAACTTATTGAGCAATCTGTGCTTATCCGCACGGAGGATCTCTTTCGGTCGCTGCTCTGCTTCGAGTGACTGCGGCTGAATCGGTGCCATAACTCAACCGATGTATTAATTTCATCACTTCTCCATCAGGTCGTCGTAAAATGCCTGGAGGAGACGAGCACATCGGATCTCGGCACCCTCGAAGTAATCAGCCTTGCCCGACAGCATGTACGGCCAATAATGATTCGGCCATTCCTTGTCCACAGTAATGTACGCATCCGGCCCATCAAATTCACGTATCAATGCATCCACACGAGGAGATCTGTACACTGTGGCCTCCTCAGGTTCTCCAAACACGTTGGTGATTGTCGCTGGACCCACTCTGCTCAACCATGCATCTATACGCCTCATAAGGAATATATGAGCCATCTCGTGATACAGAACAGGGTACGAGCGGACACGTCCAAACGTAATGATCGCTTTCTCCTCCCCATTTCCATGGAAATCCCAATCTACCATAGAATTTGACGTTTGGACATCAGCATCAAATTTCACATCAACCTGTGCTCGTAAGCGTGTATGGTCCCTAAACACATCTGCAGCCTTTCGAGTCCATTCACGTACCTCGTCAATCAAAGGCCTGGTCTTTCCTTGTATCCAGCCCCCATCCGCGTCCTTGAACGTCGCTTCGTCAATCACGAACTCAACGCCCCCTGCTTGCGCTGGTTGTGCTGGTTCGTCGGGTTGGTCGGGCTGTGCTGCTTCGTCGGGTTGGTCGGGGTCTTTTTCGGTTCGTTCCAGCTGTCTGGGTTGGGATACCCGAGTCGATACCCGAGTCGATACCTGTGTCGGTTCATCGCGTACGTACCATGCACCCCCCTGCATCTCTAATCCATACCATTGACCACCCCGTCGGACGTACCACGAACGTTCAGAGTACAATAACGTGAATTTGCCACGTTTGTATTCGCCTGCTGTTAATGACCTCGGCTGTGAACGGAGCATGCTCTGCAACTCGGTCGGAATGCGCTTCAATCCACTCGGAAGAACAGGCTTTTCCACACGGGCGGTGGGTTTTGTGGGTTTTGTGGGTTTTGTGGGTTTTGTGGGTTTTGTGGGTTTTGTGGGTTTCGTTGATGCAGGGATGTCCGATTTGTATTCGTATTGATACCAGGTGCCACGTCTGCTGCGAAGTCGGTACCATACCTTATTTCGACGAACGTAAACCTTGCCTCTGTGGTACATCATACGGTACTTCCCGAGTGAAAATGACTTCTGTTCAGATGTCATCGGAGGCCGTTTGAGTAGACGAGTGTTCAGATCACTCGGTATCCGCCTATAGTTCCGAGGTGCCGGTGATGTCCTGCCAGGTTTGACACTCCTGAACCCCTTGGACTTCTGCTTGTGGGTCTGTTTTGATTTCTTGTTCCTTTTCTTGTCCTTTTTCTTGTCCCTTTTCTTGTCCTTTTTCTTGTCCTTTTTCTTGTCCCTTTTCTTGTCCTTGCTCCTGGACCGCTTCGTCCTTTTTGTCTTCTTTGTCTTCTTTGTCTTTCGGCTGCGCTTCTGTTTGCCGTTTTTAAAGGGTTCTACGTCAAATATTGTATAGGGCTCAATGGGATTTACAGACATAATAGAACATACATATTTCTTGAAGCCGTTGTACCGTCGGAACCGTCGGAACCGTCGGAACCAAGTTAGAAACGACTAATTCTTTCGTTACACCCGGCATTGAATGCGTGACACAGCATACACGGAACACTCGGCAAGGAAAACCCTTTCACCTGGTACGCATTCATTACATACCGTGCGGCAGCGCTGGCAAGCATACTGATATCAGCTCCTCCCTTGGCGAGAAACTTTAGGATTTCAGGTTTTGCAGACGCGTACATAGAGCCGTGGACTTTCGACGGAATTACCTCGGCAACCACATCTGTGAGCACGTACTTGAACACCCGTCCGCCGGTGGATTTCGTGAAAACTTTGTACTGTGCAAAGACGCCCAAGCCGGGTGACACTCGTTTGACCGCGTGAAAGACGTATTCCGAGAGTGTGATGTTATGATGGTGTCTGAAAGCCGTGTCAATGCTTTGGAATAGGGTTTGGGTATACTTGACCACAAGACTGACGTCAATGTTGACACGCATCTGTTGCAGACATGGATGAACACACGGAATGCATTTCCGATACACGAGCGTGTCTATGATTTCCTTGTAAAATCCCTCCCCGCCGAACTTGGTCCGAGCGCTTCGGCGTCCGCCACCACCACCACCGTTTCCACCTCCGCTGTACTCGTTTCGTTGCTCCTGTGGAATGACTTTTTGTCCCATGAGTGCCCGTATAAGCTGACGAAACGCGTAGTACACATTGTCTGTATACACCGAACGGACGGCAAGGTTTCGGTGGTTGGGCAGGATGAATGACAACTCTCGATTCGGACGTGACGATGACCCTGATGACCCTGACGACTGGTATTTCGACGAAGACATCCGCACGGGGCCTGTGACACGTGTAGTACGCCTGGGAAATCGACCACCGAATCGACCATCGACGCGGTATGTCGAGACGGCTGGACTTGTCGATGCCCGACGAACCCGTTGCAAACCATCATATGACATCTGGTAGAGAGAGAGAAAACATTCCAGGATTTCAGTATCAATGCGGCCACCACATGACTGATCCCTTCGCACGAGGCGCCGGATTCTTTCCCACACGCTCGTACAACCGATTAGCCTCCAACTTATGCCGATTCATCTGCCGTTTCTGTGCTTTCATATACTGCCGCACCGCCAAATCGCCGTGTCGCTGCATCTGCTGTTCATGCTTTCCCATCTGAAGACGAGCGCTCACTTTCTTCAACGGATTCCAATGCTGCCGAGCACGGAGCTGGTAATACGCAACCTTCCGTCGATGGTAATCTTGCATGCCCTGGTGATACTGGCTCTTCCCCACGTGGTATTCATGTCGCTGGTGCAGCACATTCTGGGGATTGGATTGAACATGGCCAACGCGATGCCCTTGCCCGGGGAACCGAGGGGGCACACTCTGCATCTGTCCAGGGCCGTGACTCGGGCCGTAACCTGCACTGTGACTCGGGCCGTGACTCGGGCCGCCGTACCCATGGCCTGGAAATCCACCAAGGCTATGGCTTCCTCCCGTGGGAACACCAACCCTGTGAATAGTCGAGTAGGCACCCCGAGGAAGGCTTTGGTATGATCCTGCTGGTTCGCTATACGGTATGGCAGCGCTATACTGTTGCCCTGATCGTGCTCTCGAGTATGTGTCCATTGATACAAATATACGGAAAATAAAACATACGCTGCCTAACAGCTTGGAACGTACTCCCACGATAATTCACGACAAATGCATTGCCAAATCACGTCCATGGCTCGTAACTTTTCCTTGCTTTTGAGCAACGGGAAATGCTTCAATAAATCGTCCTCACCCAACAACTCGCAGAATTTGTACAGCACGTACGAATAACTCAAGAAATTCTTACGCTTTGGCGCGACCACCTTCACCCACTTGTCAAATGGAGCCTGAATCTCCTGAAACATCGTCTTCAACTTTTGCTCCAACACAGGAGACAGTTTCGGTGGCGGCGTCCCCAATGCGTCACATATCGAATGCGTGTGCTCGTAATACTTCGATAAACGCAGCTTCTTTAGGTACTTTTTGACCTGATCCGTTGTAATCCCATCACTCGTCGCAATACGCGATTTCTTCAGCTCAATACGTATCGCATCCAATACCTCGTCTGGAATGATGGTGCTCTCCCGGGCCTGTAATCCAATTACCCATTCACTGAAATGGTTGGCACGTTTGTACGCTGTATTATTGCTCACCTGTAAATTTACCTGCTCATCAAACGTCAAATTGGTCTGGTTCATCTCGGCATACGGTGTCGTCACACCACATGTGGGACAAATAACACACGCCTCCAAGGGATTGAACAATTTTGAACGGTCACATTGCACACAAATCCATTCACCCTGATCATGACCCCTGCTTGTCGCCCGAACCTTGGGCTGTAAGGCTGTGTACGACGTGTAATCGTCCTCCACATCCGCCATGAACTGAGAGTATACCTGGTGCTTCGAGGACGCAATCGAGACCTTGAACCCAGATGCGTCAAACTTTGTCGTGGCCTCCGTGCCGCTCTCCAGTGCATCGATTGCGCTCTGTTCCTCGTTATACTGACGAATGTACGGGATGGATTTCAACATATACTCCACAGCTTCCTCCGTCGGGTCCGTGCCGCGAGTCAACAGTACCAGCTTCCCCGATGCACCTTCCTCGATAGGTACGCCAGCCCCCCCACTCAACAACTCGTGCACCTTCGTGTTGTACACGTTCTCAAGGGTCTGGTGCTGTTTCTGTGGGAAGGGCATCGTATAGGGTCGGAGATACAATATCCGTTCCTCTCGTTCCTTTATATTCCTGTATATTCTTGCTCTATCTGCGGATGTGCTTGTGAAACGTAAAGGTCCGATACCCACCACTCACCACTGTGTTCTGCAGCGTCAGGGAACACTCCATGGCCACACGCTTCAACGCCTCGAAATCCACGATGAACTCGGGCACACCGGCACGCACACCCTGGCGGCCGAACTGGGCACTCGAATAAAACTTCAAACCCGGTTCCAATCCCGTCGTATCCGCAGGCACAATCCCAACGAACTTTCCGTAATATCCGAGCAATGATGATACATGTTTGAGGAATGCACGCACCACAGATTCCCTCGATGCAATGTACTGCAATGTCATCATACATGTGATCACATTATACGGACCACGCACACCAACCACCTTGTCCACCAAACCCCAGTCGGACTGTAAACAATCGCACCGAACGAACTCCACGGTGCATATCGAAGGACCTCCATCCTCCTGCTTCTTTTCGGCGATCTGTACCTTGTCCTGGTCAATGTCCAACGCAACCACGCGGTGAATGTTGCACCGGTTCCAATGTGCCATGTCCCGTCCGTCCCCACACCCGATATCCAACACATGCTCAGCATACGAAGCATTCACCTGTAACAAATGTAACCGCAACGTATCCTCCATTCACTTATATAGACAGTATAATTTCAGATAATCAACGAACGGCTATAGAATTACGGAGCAGTAAAATATAAATAGTCCAGCAAATCGAGGACGTGGTGACGACAGTCACGTACACCCACCAAGTACTGCTTGGGTAAGGTCGTCTCAAAGGCACACACGTCGGCAATCGTATTGTGTACCGATGGAAGCGTGACCGTCACACTGTTATGGTCCCATGCACGATACGGATCGTACCGAATCGGACCATGTTCGGCAATGTAGCTCAAGTCCTTCTCCATAATGACCAATCCGACATGGTACAATGGAGGCTGTATGTTGAACACATCAATCCGTTGCTGAATTAAGAGGACTTTCGATACGTTTCCTGTCGCCTTGGGAATGGTCTGTATTTTCTTATACACCTTGCCGTACACTGCATTCGACAAGAGGTGCATATATATATAGTAGTGGCAAAAAAGATGTCGGGTCCGTCATACTGTCCATCAATCACGCAAAGGGCGAACGTTTTGCATGGTGATACGACGACGTGTGAAAGGAGATGTCGCCTGTCCCCTCCGTGTTTGTATCCACCTCTCTAATCCATCTCTATTGTACACGTGTTTGATTTTTCTGTTTCTACTGTTCACGTCTGTAGTCAAATACACGCGTTTATTGATTGGGATATATCTCAAACTGTTCAGTTCTGTAAAATTGCTCCCGATGTATTTCGTGTGTGCATCAATGACGTGGTTCCTCCGAGGAGCAGCATTTGGCCGGGCACGAATGACATTTGCTGAATGTCTCCTCCTCCTCCTCCTCATATGCGGAATGTCTCCAAGAAGTTGTTCGAGCATGGGGCGAAACATGGGACGCCGTCTTCCGTGTGCATCTACATGGGTTGTCCTGTATCTGGCCGCATCAACAAGTGTCCTTAATTCACCCAACACCCCGACACCACGGATTCCGACATCTCTCAACCATATTTGTTCATCTTCTCTTCTCGTTGCAGATGTACGCGAATATCATATAATAATAATAATATATTTTTTTGATTGATGATTGTATCCATGGCATCCGAGCCCTCCTTCACAGTCGATTGGTTCTCGCGAAACGCATCTGCCTGCCTACGAACGCTCGGTGTCGCAGGGATACATACAGCACAACCATCATTGCAATTCCTCGAGATCGGCTCCTTCGAAGGACGATCGGCCGTCTGGTTCCTCACCCAATTCCCCAATGCAGCACTCACATGTATCGACACCTTCCAAGGCTCGGAAGAGCATAGCGACATCGATATGGGAGACGTCGAAACTCGATTCTGGAATAATCTTCGTCCGTTTTCTGAACGGGTTACTGTCTTACGTGGCCACTCGTCGGTCGTGATGTACGGACTCAATCCAGCATCCTACGATTGTATCTATGTCGACGGCAGTCATACAGAAGCAGATACGTTGATTGATCTGGTGCTTGCTTACGGTCTCCTCAAGCCTGGTGGTGTCCTCCTCGTCGATGATTACAATCAACCGGCGTTCCCAGGTGTGCGGCGAGCTGTCGATCATGTGACCTCCGTCATTCCCCTCACCTGTATACACAAAGGGTACCAAATCCATTTTATCAAGCCAATGTTGTAAGAAATCAATTGCTGTCCGTTTTAAAATCTGTTCCATAACCATCATGTCGTCATTCACGCAGTCCAGTTTCCTGCACATGAATAGCCTCTTTCTTCTCATGATCGGAGTTGCCGGCGCAACCATCGCGGGCAGCGGACAGTTCATGCACACCCGTTCCCTCAAGAGTGGACTCAGCAATTGCATCAAGCAGGGCAACAACAAAGCCAACTGCGAGACCAAGTATAAGAATCCATACGGAACACTCGGAGCCATCACCTTGTACGGAGGATGCGCCTTCATCCTTGTCGCCTGGATCGTCCTCGCAATGGTCAAGAGCTCACTGTTCCAGGGAGGTATGTCGGGGTACGGCGGCGGCGGCTACCAGGGAGGCTACCAGGGAGGCTACCAGGGAGGGTACCAACAGTAATATAAAGCCCATCTCGCAACACCATTTCGCACAAACATTTTCGCAACCAAAGAATATGCATTCCTTGTCACGAGACGCAGTTGAACGCGTCCTTGGTGCCAAGGTTTTATCATGGCCGAACCAGTATATCACCGCATTCACCCATAAATCAGCCATCGGATTGCCAAATGCATCCACACAATCATTCGAAGTGCTCGAGTTTCTGGGTGATTCCGTATTAAACTTCGTGGTCGGGAAGTACCTCTTCGATACGTACCAGGACACCAACGAAGGCTTCCTCACACAAATGCGAACCAAACTCGTGTCCGGGAAAACACTGGCACATATCGCCAAACACCTCGGGCTCCATTACCTCGTGCTCATGTCTCAAAAGGCGTACGACAACAACTTCAACACCAACCCCCGCATCCTCGAGGATGTGCTCGAATCACTGATCGGGGCCATGTACCTCGACATGGGTCTCTCAGCCACACGGACATTCATCATCGGTATCCTCAACACATACGTCACACAGGATATGCTCCGAAACACCAACTACAAAGATCAACTCATGCAGTACGCCCAAGCTCAAGGTCATCCGTTGCCAGTATACACCAGCAGCCTGGCAGAAGGTGGTGGCTTCCATGTGACCGTCCAGATGTGCGACCTCACTGGATCTGGATGGGGACAAACCAAACGTGATGGCGAACAAGATGCAGCACACGATGCATTGCAGTCATTACGTGATGAATAAAATGTCCCATACTACAACCCATGCCGACAAAGTGCACCGAAACTCCAGGGAAACTCCGTGATCTCATTGCCAGCGTCTACAAAAGCATGCACGTGTGCGAATCACCCCTGTCCTCTGTATTCTTCAGCGAGGCCAACATCGACACACTCCAAGACGATATCATCGCCATCGTCCGAGACGAAGCACGGCACGAAATCGACCGACAGAGCGACCAGGAACTCATCTCCATCATGAAAGGCGTATTCGAGGCCTTTGCCCAGAACACCAACAGCACCTCGGCCAAGGAAGTCGAACGGCTCAACCTCATCGTTCTGGACATCGTGATCGAACAGATCACCGAGGGCATCTCCAGCCATCTCAAGTACCTCCAGGACGCAAGTACCCTCCCCGAACCCCTGTCCCGAGGCAAGTTCATGTCCGCCCGTGGTGAAAAACAACTCGAGATGAAATACGGCTTTTCTTAGAATTTAAAGTGTGACCACTCTCATGATTGCGGCCGGCATTCTTCCGATCACCTGGATCGATGGCCGCCTGTTCTTCCTCCTGGGTCAGGACATGTCGCTGACGTGGAGCGACTTTGCAGGAAAACGGGAAAAGTCGGATAAAGATTTAGTACATACAGCTGTCCGCGAATTCTTTGAAGAATCGTATGGCGTGCTCTGTGATCCCAAAATCATGCGGACCCGAATCCAACACGCATCCATCAGACTCCACGGACGAACCCAAAATAACCATCTCTATGTCTGTTACCTCACTGAAATCCCGTTCCTCCCATTTCTCCGTGATTCGTTCGCACACCATCTCAGCTTCATGAGACAACGAAATGTACACAGATCACACATGGAAAAGCTCGATATCATGTACGTATCGTACGATGAACTCTTTGATGAACGTCTGATCAAGCGAAACGTGTTCCAGGAAACCATCCGCAGCCACCGAGATCTGCTCCGACAACTGGCCCAAGGTGGCCCCGACCTCTTCAGAACTTTATCAATCGAGACCTCGGCAAGGGAACCCGAATCGTCCCTCGATTTATGGACTCAGACAAACCTCACCATCGCCAAATGAAACGTTTTGAAAGCATGCCTCATATCCGTCAATTATCACGTAGCGCGCAAACCATCAGAATGGTTGCAATGGCTCGCGCGATACGTCCAGGGCATACACTTACCCAACATTCCAACATTCGACCCATCACCATCTCGTCCGAATCTCCGTTCGGTCCCATCCATACGCATATCAGGAAACTGTTCCAGTCCAGGGAATCGTTCTGTATGTTAACGGAAATGACACGTGACCCCTCTGTCATTGATGTGAGCTTTGATGTGGGACGACCAGTCACACTCCATTTTAAGTCACACGATCCAGCCCTACCGATGGACAGCCGTATCCTTACCACGGATGATGTACATACCATCTGGACAAATATGGAGGGAGCCAAATCGGGAGATCGATTGGTGATTCCCAATACCGTCCATCGACTGTCCTGTCTTCGTGATTTCCACGGTGATGTTTCCGGATTGACCCTCCGTCTGTCACATATGACACCAGATGCGCAACAAATACCCGGAGACCTGAAGACGTACCTGGCACTCGGCTATCCGACCCTCCTCTTCGGACCCCCCGGGAGTGGCAAGACATCGCTCCTCCGATCCATTGCCCTGTACCTGTCCGATCACGTCCACCGTCGTGTCATTGTCGTCGACGAGTCCGGAGAACTGGGGACCTCCCTCGGTTCGGCGCGTCGAGCCTGTGTGTACCCCGACACGACGCACGCCGACACGGTGATGTCCTCTATTAGGAACCATACGCCACAGGTGGTCATGGTCGACGAACTGATGACAGATCTGGACGCAGCATGTGCCATGACGGCATCTCAACGCGGTGTCCAATTCATCGCAACTGTCCATGCCGACTCCGTCGAGAAAATCGCCAATAATCCTGTCTTCAGGGATATGCTCGGTGGCATTCAACATGCTGCACTCTCAGATACAGAAATGGCCATTCGTGGGAACAAGTTTGTGAGTGCTCGAAAGACAGACCCCGTATTCCGAGGAGCCTTCGATTGTCAACACAGCCATCTCTACAGCAACCTCGGGATGTGCCTGGATTCGCTGTACAACGGACGAAAGTGATTTTATTTGTAATGTATTGTTAACGTATGAATTGGAACAACGTGTGGAAAAGACAACTCGTGATCCTATGTTTCTTTACCGCAATCTACCTCTCCATCGACATGAAAACACACTATAACGTGGACAGGTCCATCACCAACTGCTGTTACCTTGCCATGACCACACATACGACGACGGGATACGGAGATATCACACCACAGACAGACTTTGCGAAATGGCTCACAGTCGCCCACATGACAGCTGTTTGGACAGTTGTATTACGGGCTTAATCGGCCGTGGTCTGTCCGTTCCTCGTACGCAGGAGGACATCAGCAGCTGTGATTTTACGCTGATCATTCATGGCCTTGAAAATGGCTTGCGCCTTCTCCTCTCCCAACTGCTGGTTCAGACAGTGGACCACGTAATCCCTCTTCAGCGATTCCTGACGCTTCGACAGCTTCTTCATCAATTTTCCATCCGGTACCTTGAACTCGTCAATCTTATGGCGGTCCATAAATTCAAGGATCTGGTCGGATATCGAGTCCTTCTGCTTCTTCAAGGAACGCATATCCTTCGTACACTTTTGGATCTCATCATAGAGTTCGATATACGTGCGAACGGCGTCCTTAAACGTCTCCTCGTTGAGCTGCGTACCCTGTCTGGGCGCGGGGGATGGGGATTGGTTGGACATGGTTAATTATACCAAGACCCAACATCTCGTTCCTTTATGGCTGTGAATCTCCCGTTTTTTTCTGTGAGTCTAGACTATCATGGACAAACTCTTCCTTGCAATTGCGATCGGTCTTCTCATCTGGTGGCTCATGCGTAAAGAGAACTACGCTCCCCTTGAGGACACGCCCGAACAAACGGCGACTGTCACCGCCCCAAGCGCTGGAATTCTCAAGAATACACAGCGAAAGGGAGCACTCCGGAGGGCATCCGTCAGTCAACCAACCTCCTGCTCGGCATCCGTCAACTTGCTCCCCAAACCGAAGGCAGACAACGGGTTCGGACAATTCGCACCCGATCCGTCAAAGCTGAAGGGCAAGAACTTCATCGACGCGAGCAGGTGGGTCACAATTGGAGCCATGTCCACTCGTCGCAACGTCAACCGCGATCTCCGTAGTGATGTGCCTATCCCCAAGAACAACGGAGTCAGCCCATGGAACCAGTCCTCCATGGACCAACAGCCTGAAGGTCGGCCTCTCGACTGTCCGTAAACAGCATATATGGTAGATCATATATCATCCACATCCTCGAATACAATCTCATGCGACTCCACATTGTCAACACCAGTGATGTCATTGTTCTTCTCCGGGATAATGAGTTCACCAAACCGTTTCAAATTGTATACCTCATCGTCTCTGTACCGTACAATGATGTCGTGCACCTCCTTGTCAGATAACTCGCAGGTTCCGTGCATCCCACGACAGGCGACCAACACCACATCATTCACATGAATCCATTCCCGACGACGCATACTTCCACGTATCGTACAGGGACACTCTACCAAATTCTTTCCATCTATAATGTTCACCAAGACCCGATTATTTCCCTGCATCTTCGTCACCACGCCGTAATGCTGTCCCTCCTCGCGAACAACAAGCTCGCGCGTCACCGCAGTCGCTTTACGAAGACCACGTGCCGTCTTCACACCTCTAGGCATGCTGATCCAAACCGAACAAGCTTCCGACAACCAATAACGGAGATGTCTGGAGAATAATCAGCACTCGTCGGACAATACTACAATACGCTGTCTCAAAAAACCACAATCCGCAACGGGTTGTATAGTGTATGTTCAACAAGTTATGCAATAACACACACGTAACACTGTATACCAGAATCGACAAGTATTTCCGATTGACAAATCCAGCTCCAAAGTCGGGAATGTAGGATGGAACCTCCGAGGATTCAGGGCGCCTCGAACGGGTCATGTACAAACGGACATACAAACCGTTCCTTTAAACCACTGTATTGTACCACGCATCCCGTATCGTGCGATTCACAGGGGTATAAAGCCCCCCGCTGCCACCCAGTCAACAGAGTCAACAACCCAGTCAACCGAGTCAACAACCCAGTCAACCGAGTCAACATGCCAATCCAACTCGCAGCAACCTTCGACCCTGCCACCATCCAGGTGGGCTCTGTCGACAAGACACGCAAAGGAGGAAAAATCGTCTACCTCAGCAACGAAGATGGATCACGTATCGTTCTGCAAACACCTGCCATGCCTCTGCCGTTCGGATTGACCCCATACGAAGTCGGTGGCGATATCCAGTCCTACTCCCTCGACCTCTCCTTCCGTCAAGCCGATACGGACCCCAAAGTCCAAGGCTTCCTCGATATGGTCAAGGGACTCGATGCGTTCCTCATCGATGTGGCCACGGAACGCAGCGAAGAGTGGTTCGGCAAGAAACAATCACGTGAACTGGTGGCCGAGTTTTACCGTAAAGTGCTCAACGATAAGCGCTCCGGAGAGTACCCACCCACAGTCAAAACCAAGGTCGGACTGAACAGCATGGGAGAAGTGACCAGCCAGTTCTTCGATGAGAACAGGCAACCCACACCGATCGAGAATCTCACCAAGGGGGCCACCATCAAAACCATCGTCGAACTCTCCTCCGTCTGGTTCGTCAACAAGACCTTTGGGGTGACATTCCGTGTCTCGCAAGCGCAAGTGGTCCACAAACCGTCCTCGGTCGGAAGGGAGTACGCCTTCCAAAACGACGACGACAATGGCAGCCAATTCGTCGAGGAAGCCTAGTGTCTGAATGTCTGAATGTCTGAATGTCTCCCTCGTGCCAAGCACTACTGCGAAGCACTACTGCAGAGCACTACTGCGAAGCACTACTGGAGCCTTGGCATAATATAAAGAATCATGCACAGCAGCTGTAAGATCAGAATGCCTGTCAGCGCATACAGAAATACAGTAATCGATCGTATCAAAGACATCAACGGCTGAGACCGTTCACAGGCCACATCCACAACATGACGGATATAGGGCTTCAAATCCATTGTCTTACTACCACAGCAGATATTTGTACCGTCATCGTGCCCTGGCTCCAGTCCTCGACCCTCCAACCAATCAAAACCCTCGTGATCGAAGCACCTCATGATCTCGATATGGCCTCGTTGATCGAGACGGTGGAAGAGACGTGTTCAACTGCACACATGGAACTCGTCCGGGTCGGTGTGGGGTACGCACCAGTCAACCTCGAATCAGTATGCACGTCGCCGATCGCAGTCACATTCAAACGGAAAGTCATCATGGTCTACCACTACGATGCCATCACAGTCAGCGATGTGTCCATGGCAACGTCCGTCTCCAGTGCCATGAAAGCCAATACGGTCCCACTCATCCTCATCACGGCACCTGGATCCTCCAAATTGCCCATAAAAAAATATCATCACATTACCTTCCCAATCACACGGACAACCCTCCCAGTCAAAGGCGTGAAAGGTGCAGAAGCGGTCCTCCTCGGCGAAACACACGACTTTGCAGGCGATAATATCAGCTTTGGTGGCGTGTTCGACAATTACCTGTCCACCAGCGCCATGACAATCGACGATGCAACCACCATCGCCGACAAGTTCAGCGTCTCCGAATACTACTCCGAAACCCTGTGTCGTTCCGGGGTATACAGTGATCCGTACACGTACCTCCCACTCACCACAGCATCACTCGTCTATAGAGATATGCGAGAACGGGGTGTGGCACTCAAAGGGAATGTGAAGACGTTCGGACAAGTATGGTCCAAAACCAATGCCATGTACGCGAAAATGGCCGTCTACAAGAAAATGTCCCAGATCTTTACGGCTGCATGTGGAGATGGAACGTCAGATCGGATATATGGCGTTCAGCAGGTATTCGCAACAGCGATACAGCACAGGGAATATGCAAAAGCAGCCGATATCCTCCAGAAAACGGGTCTCGAAGCTGCCCACGCCCTGCTTCTCATGCGTCTCTGTAGGGACACGTACCCACCATCCGTACACACAAAAGTCAAACAGGAAATGATGGCTCGCAAATGATGTTTAAACCATGTATAAAGAAAACATATACACAGGACCAGAGCATGACACTCGACGACCAGTTTCAAGGTGTCGGGGAAAACGTATCCGATAAAGACAGCGACGATCATTCGGTCTACATCCCCGCAATTACGTCGCCGCTCGATATCGAACACTTCGAATACTACTGGGGCGACGAATTGCGCGACCTGTTCGACCTCCTCCGAGAGTCAACCAAGAAGCAGGGATGGCGTCTCTTCGAACGGGCAACCTTTGCCGATTTCGTCGAGTACGCATATGACCAGAGCAGCAAGGACAAACCGTTGGACTAGGCCGTACACAACGCTCCCCACAACCCTCAGCCTCGGCAGCGGAGGCAGTCGTGGCGTGTGCATGCTCGGCGCCCTGTCCACCCTCCAGCGCCAGGGATGGCTGGATGATGTCACCTCGTTCTACGGGTGCTCAGTCGGATCCATCATCGCCACCGGGCTATGTCTCGGTGCATCGTGCAACACGCTCAAAAAACGGGTGGCGAAGAATCCCATCGTCCTCGATACGCCACCAGAACGTGTGATGTCCAATTCCATGAAATTCGGCATGCACGGTTCACAGCATCTCCTCCGATTCATCAAACGTGTGACCAAAGTGGGACATCGAACGTTCCAGGATGTATTCCAGCAAACAGGACACCTGCTCGTCGTCGTGGTGTGCAATGTATCAACTGGTGCCATCGAACATTGGTCTCACCATACACACCCATCCACCAAGATCTGTACGGCACTCTGTCTCTCATGCCGTGTCCCCTTTGTATTCACCCACGGCACGTATGGAGGACAGGTATACGTCGACGGAGGCGTGGGTGAACCTGTCCCGCATACCCCCGATCCCATGTCCACACTCGCCGTCTCCTTCGTGGACCACATTGCCGAACCGATCCAGTCGATCGTCGAGTACACCAGGTCACTGCTCAGCGTGGCCATCCGGTACCAGGCCGTCCGCTGGCGTGTCGAGATCGATCCAGGGCAGCTGTCACCGTTCGATTTTGCAATGGACCACACAACGGTCAAGACAGCATACGTGCTCGGGAAACGTCAAGGTGCGACATTCTGCAAAAAAAATACATGACTACTTGCATGCAGGCTTGCACGCCCGGATCAGGAGCCGCAATCCAAGTCGCCGCACTGGGGAAACAAGATCTCGTGCTGCGTGGTCGATGGTCCCCCTTCAAAATTCAGTATAGACGTCATGTCCCATTTGTTACATGGGTAGACGAAGTAAAAATCCAGTATTCACCACTGACCCGTACACGTGTGGACATTCCCAAAAAAGCCGACTTTTTGGGTGATATGTACCTCGAGATCCGTTTACCTGTGCTCACCCCTGACTCGTTCGAACCAGGGCCCGGATTGACACCACCCGTCGTCCCGTCTGTCTGGAATGCACACATCGGCTACCGACTCCTGCGCCGAATCCGGTTGATGCTCGATGACCAGGAAATCCATAACATTGAACGGCTGTGGTTGGATTTATACGATCGACTGTACACGAGGGCAGGACATGCACAGGGGCTCCTCGCGATGGTGGGACGAGATCCGTTACCCACAAACCAACCACATATCCTGTACATCCCATTACGATTCCTGATGTGCCGGAAAGGGTTCGCGCGCGCACCACTGCCCCTCCAGGCAATGTCAAGCTCGCTCACGGTCGACATCGAATGGGAAGGACTGGGCACGCTGTGTCCGGGTCTACGAGATGATCCAGGCCTGGACATCCGCGTGCTCTGTGAATACGCAGATGTCGACACTGTGGGACAACCCCCACCGCAACACCAAGAACTCACCCTCGCATTCGAAAGTGTGATCGACAGTGATCAGACCACGTATACAGTTGATTCCGGAGGAGCCATCCAGAGACTTCCGAATGTGTCTGTCAACCTGGGGAATGTACGGTTCAGTGCAAAAGCCATTGTCTGGGTGGCGTATACCGAAGGCACACAAAACGCAAACAACACATTGTTCGAGTACATCGATCGTCCATTGACCAATGCACGGATCACATTCAATAAACAGGACCGTGTCTCGGTGCACGGGGATACATATTACACACTGGTCCAGCCCTATTTCTACGGACTCCGGAGCTGTGCTGGTGGATCCTTGTGCCCCCCAAACATGTACTCCTTCTGTCTCAAAGCCATGTCGCGGTATCATACGGGCACGGCGAATTTCGGCAACCTCCAGGAGGTCTCGTTGAAAGGCGATGTCCGACCGGAAACACCCCTGTCAAAGATCAAGGTGTTCACCCTGTACCATAACGTGCTCCGGATCAAGAACACGAGCGCCAAAGTCATGTTCGTCTAGAGGTAGATATACACTACACTAAATATTATCTGATATGGATAATGCTCTTCGCACGTGAATCACATAACCTCGCCTCCATCGCCGTCATCATGGCCATTGCAATCTACATGTACGGCATCACGACCGGCCTCACCATCGGCATGAGTATCACGTGTCTGTCTCTGGTGTATGCCATATCACGAGTCGGTGGGTGAATATCCCCAGACCATATGCCCAAACCTGTATAGGGTATAGGGTATCACCCCTTCCACCTGTTGCCACACGCCACACACTGGCAAAAACACGTCATTGGTTCGTCAGCAGAGCGTGTTTGAAGCTCGTAAAACGTAGTCTTCCAGCTCTTGCATTTGCGACACTGGAATGCCCCGTCTGGTGCACTCTCCACATCCACAGTCAACTGTTTACGGAGGGCTTTATACGCTGCTCGCTCGAATACAGGAGCCCATCGCGCAGGATCCATTTCGTACGGTGTCATCGAAATAAATGTCTTTAGGGGCACTTCACCCGAACATATACGGTCCCTCAGGGATGTATTTGTCCGTAAATTGAAGAGGTCCAGGGCAATGGCACGCTGTGTATACATCTCCCGGAACGTCAGACCAGTCGATGAGTCCCATTGCGTGGGAAGGCGTTGGCTAATGCATCGTCTGATCGTGGCGTTCCACAACAGAATCTCGAGGTGTTTCCCGAGATGTGGTCCGAGAGACACGGAAAATCTGTCCACGACCTTTTGACGGACGACCTGCACACGCTCGAGTGAACCCATACTCTCACATTGTCACATTGTCTTCTTTAAACATCCGTAGATTTCATCCACACACAATGCGTTCAAATGCAACCCAATTTTTCTATGAGACACCATGGCTCAACCATATCGCTCCGTAGACCACTCGTCCATTGCATTCGAACCCATCGTCAAGGATTCCGCCGCTCGTCTGTTCGTCGTCGACATCAAAGACCCAGTGCGCATCCAAACCAGTCCGGTCGTCCTCACCACATCCGTCGAGGATGAAACTGTCCCGTTCGTCTACCTCCAGGGTGACGAGGCCATGATGACCTTCTTCAGGAGCACGGAAACCTTCATCGAAGATACCTGCATCGCCAACAAGGCCGACTGGTTCGCAGTCGCCAAGAACCTCGATGATGCCGTGCTCCGTCGGGGGTTCAAGAGCTTCTTCGGGGATCACGGGTTTAAGGTCAAGATCGGGACAGACGTGGCCTGCTTCGATCAGAACAGGAAACCCATCGGCCGAGAGGATATTCCAGTGAACACGTCGTGTCGTCTGATTCTTGAGCTCTCGAGGCTGTCATTCGGGAAGCACGAGTACGGCGGCATGTGGAAAGTCGTTCAGATCCAGACGGTTCCCATGGAATGCCTCATCCAGACCGAACAGCCCGAAGATGATGCCCAGTCACTGAATTCGGATATAGACGAATTTATTTAAGATGCGTATAGTAAAATGTCAAACACAAGGAATGAAAACACATTTTCCAATGTCCTCTACGGAAGTCCAGTAGGGACCAGTCAGAACAACTGTTATGCATACGCCATCAACTATTATGTCAATCGCGGAGACACGAAACTCCAGCCGGGGAACCTGGCCGGGAACATGTCATCCGTCGATCTGTCCTCGTGTCGTGACATGAGACAACGGGTCCAGGATGATGCCAAGGCGATGGGGTGGACCATCACAGTCATCGACAAGGATACGGTGTGCCCCAAAGGCAGCGTCAAAATCGCCTCAGTCATTGCTCCCAACATTGATTTTCATTGGTATAAATATCATAAACATGTGATGTACCGAGTGAAAACACCACGTTCAGTGGCCGACCTTGCACGGGAATTCGGCGTCTCCACAGCCGACGTCCATAATCCCAATCCCGGAAACAGAACCAACAGCTCCACGCTGCGACTGGGTGATATCGTCCTCATCCGGAACGCCAACTGCTGGTCCCATAAACAGGGATTCTCCCCGGAAGGCCCGATCCTCAAAGACAGCTGCGGCAAAGTCATCAAAGACCCCGCGACGGCCTGTCGAACGTATGGATACGGACTGAATTATACGTCCATCTGTACTGTATACTGTCTCAGGAAACAGTGATGGCTCTATCCATCTATCCATCTATCCATCTATCCATCTATCCATCCATAAACATGTCGTTGTCCTCAGTGTCGAAACACCAGGCACAGACACGCTCCGGGTGCCACGTTGTTTCTATAAATTCACGGAATGATATCTCCCAGAACAGAGTACGTCTCTTCTGGAGGATATACCCGAACATGTCAATATGTTTCTGTCTCGTGCACAACCGTTTCCGATGTCGCATGTTTCCCACAGTGATCCAGATGGGGTACGCTTTCTCTCCACACATGGGGGGCATGGTCAACATGGGTGCACCAGTAACGTGTAAATTATGGGCAACCCCCGACCGAATTGGCCAGTGCCACGACCCGTCCATGGCCACAAAGGCAAGTACAAGGTCAGGAACCGAAGCATAAGTCTTCCTCGGCGGCCGACCGATACTCACACCGTAGTCCATCAACACGGCGTCGGCGGGATCACGAACCAACTTCGATGACCACATGCACACAAGTAACTCCAAATTGTGTTCGAGACCCTGAACAGCCCACGCATCAAGAAGGGAATTTACACGTTGGCTAATATCTTCGTACATTCCGTACATTGTTGTTGTTGTTGTTGTTGTTCTTTGATGTCATCCGACACGTGCCGCCAGACAGAACCGCAACTGGCCCAGGTTGGCGACGTTGTACACCATGACCAGCGGGAACTCGTTCTTTAAACACAGGTTGACGGTCGCACACAGTCCGCTCGCCCTCGTGAACAGGGTGAGGTACCGCAGACTGAACAGGCCTTCCACGTCACACCCGGTGGTCTCCAGGACGGAGAGACACGAATCGCTTTCCCCGATACACGTCTCCTGGGTGGCAAAGTTTCCCTCGCACACGAGCTGCAGTGTACTGTCCTTGGCCTTCACCGTGATATAGTCGCCCAGATTCTGCATCTCGCGGCAGGTGCGTTGCAGGTAGACAGACGGAAGACACAACACACGGTCGAACACAACCTCTGGCACCATGATGTTCTCCGAATCGCAATCCAGAAGCTTGAGCGTATAATTCGTCGACGTATTCTTCTCGGAATTCTCGATGATGATCCCCAACTCGTGAACGCTCTTCTTCTTGCAGAATAGGGTGATGGTATCACTGGTCGAAGCCGTTTTCAACAGCTTGAACACTGACGCCATATTCACACCCATGATGACCTTCGAGTCGCAGTAGTACTCGTCAAATTTGTCCGCAAACAGGGCCATGTGGATGATGGCGCACCGAGCCGAGTCCATCGTCACCAGAGACACACCGTCCCCGTCCCATGTCAAATTGCTGTCGTGGATGATGTGGAACAAGACCTCGAACAGACCACGAAGGGCCGTCGATTGGACCGTACGACAGAATAAACAGTACTCTTGGAAATCTATGACGGGCTCTGTGACAGGTTCTGTGACAGGTTCTGTGACAGGTTCTGTGACAGGTTCTGT